TAAATGATTACTTCGACTGTTTAATTGAATGCGATGAGAACCAAGGAACTTGTAAAAGAATTTGTAAAAGTTTACTTACTGTAGGGGGTTGACTAACCCCCTTTTTTTATGTAAAGTAGAAGATATAATATTTTTAATTTTATATGGATAGAGAACGTTTGAAACTCATTGTGAGAAATTTAGAACTTCTTGTTGAAGGATTAAAGACTGAAGTGTACTCAGACATTAATTCATATAATTATGAAAATTTACCTTCTAATGTTGGTACATTAAGTGATTATGACGAAGTATTTGAAGACCATGAATGATAGTAAAATGAAAAGAATAAAGGCAAAAGATCTAATTGAATTTGATAAAAATCTTGAAGTAGAAGTTCTTCAATGTTATCCAGAACCAGAAAAGGTAATTTACCAAGCTGCTAAGTGTGATTACTCTGAGACACCTATTCATACTCAAGACTCATCTAAGGTTGGTAATTATGGTGATTGGATTGTGGAACGTCTTCTAGGCAATGAGAAAGGGCACTGGGGACCCCTAGAACATCCTGCAATTACATTTTCCGTTTCTGGGTATGTCCACAATGTTGCAATGCAAGCAAGAACTCATCGTGTGGGTGTTAGTTTTGATGTTCAATCTCAACGTTACACTGGTAGAAGAGTTTTAAGGGTTGCAGATGGATCTCTAAAACCTGAAGATGTTTTTTATGTAAGACCTCCAGGATTCTATACAAATAGGTATGGTAAAAAATATGATTGGACAGAGGAAGATTATCGAACTGAGTTGGAGTACATAGTTCAAGGTTGTATTCGTTATAGTGAAAAATATAAACGTGGTGTGTGTGAAGAGCACATTCGTGATTATCTTGCACAAGCAATTCGACAAAACTTTGTAGTCTCCTTTAACCTTCGTTCAGTTCTTCACATTATGGATTTGAGAGCAAAGATGGATGCTCAACTTGAAATTCA